TTGGTGGGAAGTAAGGATCACGATAAACTTGGTAACGTCCTGCAAGAGTACCAACTCTTTCAATACCCATGTTATACTGATCTTGCTCAGGAGAAGCGTTAGATACGTGGAAGTATTCTAAATCATCAAAAATAGCTGAGATTTCAGAAGATACTACGATCCAGTTAGCTCCACCTCTAAGTGTAGATTTGTGAATTTGTGCTGAAATTTGGTTGATAGCTGTGATCAACGTTTGATTCCAGTCTTTTTGAGTGTACTGAGTCAACGGATTCGCTGAAGTACCTCTTTTCCATCCGTTGTAATCCCAACGTAATGTCCAAGCCGCACCTTTTCTCAAGTCACGAAGAATTTCACGGTCAATTTCTGCTGCCACTTGCTCAGACAATAAAGCTGTTAATTCAGCCTCAGCGTCGATGTTATGGAATGCAGAAACGTCTTGTGCCAATTCAGGAGACCATTGTGCTCTTAGTTTTCTTTCTGTAACAGATACAGTAACTGACTCAAGGTCAAAAGAAACTTCACCAATTTGATCTTCAAATTCCAATTCTTTGTAAACTCGGTAAGTACATTCAAATTGAGACCCTGCAACTGCAGTACCCGCAATAGTAGTAGTTAATCCTGAATAACCATCTAATGAATCTGTACCAATAGCACAAGGTCTTTGTAAGTCAACCTCTAAATAAATTTTACCGTCAGCAGAACAAAGATTGTCATATGATCCACCATTTCCATCAGTAGGGAATGTAGTTGAAGTTTGTGCACCATATTGTACGATTCCTTTACCATATTTTTGAGTAACTACTCTAAATAATAGGTTTCCTGAACCTGCACCTGAGAATGCACCGCCAGCTGTTGTAACCGCATTTACGTGTAAATCAGAAAGGAATGCTTCGTTATCCATTTCTTGACCATCAGGTCCGATAAGTTTTCCTGCACCTGCGTTAGAGAATCCAGAAAGTACAAGTAATACTTTTCTGTGCTCACCTGCCGCATATACTCCAGGATTTAATTGACCATTAGACCAAGTAACTGTTGTTACATCAGTTGAAGTGATTGCCGAGAATGTACCTTTAGAATAATCAAAAAGTCCTGGTGGGTCCAATGCTGGTTCAGCACCTTCATAAAATCTATCATAAAGGTTTTTGTCACCTGTTGAATATCCAGCACCTTGAGCTGCAGGACCATTAGGTGCTCCAAGTGGAGAGTAGTGAGTACCTCCAAGAACTGGATCTTGACCATTTTGGTAAGCTTGGATTTTAGGTACGAAGTAAAACAATTTACCAATAGGTAAGTTCATTGCTTGTACAGATACTAAATCGTTAGCCAACAATTTAGAGAATACGCGTCTTACGATAGGGAAAACTACAGTTTCAAATGAACCTGAACTATCTGTTGATGCCGCTTCGTTGATTAGGTGAGATGCTTGGTTTTCATAAAGTTGTGCCATGTTCTCTTTAATGTGTCCTTTAAGACCGTCTAGGAATCCTAATTTATCCCATTTGCTAATTGTATCTTCTTTGATAACTTTAAGGTGCTTAAGACCGATGTTACCAACAAGACCTGATTCTAATAATGCTCCCATTTTTTTATTTTTTAAAATTGAGTTTATTGTTTATTTTATTTTATTCATTAAATCCTTCATTCTTAAGAATTGTGGATTTTCATAAGTTTTACTTTCGATCAAATTAGAAGACCCTGTTGTTGGAGTTTTAATAACTTTAGATGCTACAGATTCTGTAACTACGTTAGTGATTCCATCAAGTTCTTCTTTGATTGATTTGTAAAGACCTTTAGATTCTTTGATTGATTCAACATTATCAAATCTTCTAAGGATATTAATTTTTTCTTGTTTAGTTGTTGTATGTTCAGTAAACAAACGAGTAGCGTATGCCAAATTAGAGTTGAATACCGCAACTTCGTTTAACTTAGTTCTAAAGAAATCTAAAGCTTTTTTGTACTCTTCGTTTTTTTCACGAAGAACTTCGATTTCTTTATTGTATGATTCTAATTTAACGTGTGAAGAATAAGTTCTTGGTTTAGGTAAACCATTTCTTCCATGACTTTTACCAACACCAAGAGTTCTTGAAGATTCTTTTGCTTCAACTTCTTTTCTCATTTTTGGTTTTTTCAAGAAAAGATTTGATGCCTCTTCCATTTCTTCTTTCCACTCAGATTCATTTTCTTCATCAGATGTTTCAGTTACTCCGTGTTTCATTTTAGGATATTTGAATTGTTTCATTTTACCTACTTTACCTTTTGGTTTCATAGATTCATAAACCTCGTCAAGATCTTCCTCATCGGATTCTTCTTCATCTTCTTCTTCGTCCATTTCTAATTCGTAAATGGTCTCATTTTCTTCCTCTTCTTCTTCGTCCATTTCAAGTTCATACACAACTTCTTCATCTTCTTCGTATGCTTCCATTGTTTCGTCTTCATAACTATTATCAGACTCGTTTTGGATTAAGTATTCAACGTCCTCATTATCATCAGACAAATGAATATAATCATCGTCTTTTGAAATAATAATTCCGTCATCTTCTCCCATAGCTTTAAAAACTTTTGCTAATTCTTCAGGAGAAGCTCCTCTCATGTCCAATGGAGCCATTTCATTTTCGTCTTCCATATCGTCAAATCCCATCATAGTCATATCAAACTCTTGATCGTCTCCTTCGTCATCAGACATTTCAAAATCAATATCTTCTTCCTCATCATCACCAGTCGGCTCATTTTCGTATTCAACGTCTTCAATATCTTCAACGTCTTCAACGTCTTCAATATCTTCGTCCTCTTGTTCTGAGATTCTTGATTTTGGTTTTTTTGTACCACTAAGTGATTCCTTTACTAATTCACTGATTTCTTCCTTCATAGTAGAAGCAAGTATTCCTTTTGCATTTTCAGTTACTGCTTCTTCAAGGGCTTTCATTTGTAATAAAGCTTCCTCTACTAAAGAGTTTTTGGTTTCGTTTGCCATTTTTAATGCGTGCGTAAAATTGTTTATTTATCAAATAAATATATCCTTATTTTAAAAAATTCGTTATTTTATGTATTTCTGATAAAAAAAATTAAAAAGCACAAAAAAAGGGAACACATAAAATGATCCCTTTTTAAAAAATTTAATAAGTATATTTATTCAATTACCTCATCAATTTTACTCTCAACAATTGCGGTTATTCTCCAATCCATTGTGTAAGACTCGTAAGCTTTGGTTACTTTCGCCTCAACATCGGTGGGAGAAAACCCCCTAACCAATTTTTCTTCTTTAATTTTTTTTACTTTTCCTGAGTTCTCATCAACCATATCGGTTGTTACTCTTGCTACAAAATACTTTTCATCCATGTCTTAAATTTTTACTTACCCAAATAATCGGATAATCTTTTCATTAAGTCAACAGATTTACCTAAACCATTACTAGAAATTATTTCATTTTCTTTTTTCTGTTCAATATTTTCATCGTATCTTGATCTATCTTCTTTATTTATGTATAGATATGCTCCCGGTGTGGATGGAGAAGATACAAGGTCAAAACATATTAATTCAAAGTCATCTTGTACTTCATTTTGATCTCCTTTTTTAACTAAAGACCCAACCCCTCTTGAGGATACTCCCATAGTAACTCCTTGTCTCATCATATTTGCAGCAACATCTCCTTTTGAAGATACTACCCCTCTTTCGTGAAAACCTGGTGTTGTAAGAAGTCTAATTTTTCCAACAAGTACATTGTCTTCCCACCATATTTTTGTAATAAGGTGTGATACACGATCCAAGTCAATTAAAGAAGATTCAGGGTGATTCAACTCTGAAATAGATAAACCTTTATTTATCATTTCATTATATCTGTCAGATTCTCTTCTTAATATTTTTTCAGGATAAATTCTACCATTTCTATTTGGTACACCGTACTTTTGTAAAGTCGCATAAAATTCAAATGGTTTTGAATGATCTAATTGTCCGTAAGATTCTTCAATAACGCTAAAATTTCTTTTATCATTTGGATTTATTATTCCGGCGTCATGTTCAATAAGAATCCCCTTACCAAATTCATTAGGTCCTAGTATTTTCATAATCTTTTTAAGATAAATATCACATTAGTACCAATTCTTTATCTTTTGTTTTGCTTAATGTAAAATACTTTGAATTTTTTAAGTCGTCTGTGTAAATACTATTTATCATTAACTTAATTTTTTCCCTTAAATAAATTGATTTAAAATCTAAGTTTTCTTTGTTTAAATATAGGGTGATTTCAAGATTTAAAAAACTTCTTTTATTTTTTTGGATTCCACTTGTTCTTAGATCTAAATCAACTATTTGTTTTTTATCAAATAATGAGTTATCCGTAACCTCAAGCAGTGTGTGTTGTATTTGTCTTTTTATTTGTCCTGTGATTCTATTCCAATTTTCATATTCATCTTTTGGTTCAACCCACGTTTGAATTACAATGTAGAGTGATTTAAAAACTTTGGAATCTACTGTTCCATAATGACATTTTGCATCTTTCAAGATGTTTAATTTTGACGTTTTTCCTTTTTTCATTTTTCATACCTTTCAGGTTTATTTTAATTAAAATATAAAAAAAAATTACGACTTGTCAAAAAAATAAGTATTTTTGCAGGTATGTTGATATATTTATATCAATAATTTCCTTAAATTTATGATTATAGTAGAAGTAAAAAATGCAAACTCTCTGGAGTCGGCCCTTAAAACTTATAAATTCAAAGTTTATAAGTCAAAACAAAATGAGATTTTAAGAAATCGTCAGGAGTTTAAAAAGCCATCAGTTAAGAAAAGAGCTCAGGTTAAAAAGGCTAAGTATTTACAAAAAGTTAGAAGTTAATTTTATTAAACTTCTTTTTTCTCTTTTTGAATTTGGTGGACCATATATCCAGCAATAGCCATTTCCACTGCAACCCACATAACAAAATCTGTCATAGATAATGTATTGTATTTTTTAAGTAAAAAAAAGATCATCCCCCATTGTCCTATGATAAATGCAAAACCAGATTCTAATCTTTTTTTAGAAAAGTATGATTTTGTCGGAGAATACATATTAAGTACTTCCTTTAAAAACCATTTAATATTTTCCCAACCAAAAAAGTATTTTTTCTTTTTCATAGTCCTTGATTTAATTCTTGCAATTTAAACAAATTGTAAAGATCCGATTTTGAGGAATTAATTTTTTCAATTGTTTTTGATAATGTATTTTTTAAATCAGTATCAGTAGATTCATTTAATGACTTATTTAATTTTGAATTAATTTCTTCTTTTAAAGATTCTATTTTTTCTTTAACATCATCCTGAGATAATGATATTAGTTCTTTTAATTTTGATTTATCTTCTTCACTAATATTTTCATATTTTTTATTAAATGTTGTTGTTGCAATTTTTACCATAGATGAAAGTGGTAAATTAACAGATTCCTTAACTACTTCAGTTTTTGAAGATGTTTTAATGACAGATTTAATATTATTTTTTGATTCTAAAACATTCTTTAATGATTTAATAGATTTTTCATATACGGTTGTATCAATATCTTTATAGTTGTTAGATTTTGATTCAGTATAGTTTGAAACCCAACGATCAATTAAATTTATTTTTTTATCATTTGATTCAATTAAAACTTGCAAATATTCAATTGATTCATTTACATAATCTTCAGCTATGTCATTGTTTAAACCTTTATTTGTTGAAAGATCATCATATAGGTAATATATTTCACTCATATCTTTGTTTTCCAAAATATGAGATTTTAATTCTTTCATAAATGTTTTAAACTGATTAGTATTATACACCTCAGCAGAAGCATTTTCTATTTTTGTTTTAATTGTTCCAAAAGTATTCATATCTTTTTTTTATATAAATATCTCTTATTTTAAAAACTCTTTAATTCTATCATCAATTTCAACTAAAGCGTTTTTTCCTTTTGACAAATCCATCACGTCTAACTCGGTAAATAATTTGTCTTCTAATATTAAATTCAAATCATTTTTATTAAAAGATTCAGGAGTTACTCCAGGTTCTCCTCCTGCTGGTGGGGGTGGTGGTGCTCCTCCGCCCATATCACCTAAACCTCCCATATCACCTAAACCTCCCATATCAGGTGGTCCTCCGCCAGCCTCTTCACCACCTGCAGGTGCCGGTTCCCCTTCTTTTTTACCGTAAAGTTTATCTACAGTGTCAAATATCCCCGTTGAGACAATCACTTGAGCAGTGTTTGTTAGTTCAGATGCTACCGCTCTTTCAATCCTTTGTTGTTGTAGATCTAATCTAATCTCTTCGTCTGAGAACCCTAAAATGTGTTTTTTAGCCCAAGATGCAGAAACCGGTGCAACACTATCTTGAATTGCCGCAACCGCATCTTTATAAAGAAGTATTTTTTCTTTCCATACCTCAACCGAAAGAAGATCCGCTTGTTTAGACGGGTTTGTAAGTCCTAATGTGAAATTTTGTAACTCATCCTCAAAACCTAATAAAAATAAATGGATAATCGCAATTTTATTTAACTCAGCAATCATACATTTTTGTATTCTATTTATTGTTCTTGCAAAACGTATATCTAAAAGTGATAAATTTTTACCATCACCAACAGCCTCTTCAAAACCAAGATATGCTTTTGGTATTC